ATGATAAAAAATTATTATATAATGATCTTAAAAGAATATGTAAATATATTAAAACATCTATTTTTACAAATGAATGTTCTTTATGGTATGGCTATATTACAATTATTAAAAATGATGATAAAAAATCATACATTAATTTTTATTATGCGGGTAAGAAATATGCATTACATCGACTTTTATATTTAAATTTTAAAGGGGAATTAAATGATTCAGAATATATAAAATTTAATTGTATTAATAAAGGTAAATGTTGTAATATTAATCATTTTTATAAAATTAAAAAAGATGATATACCAGATCATAATGATTTAAATGATGATAAAATTTATTATTCACCAATAGTACCCAATGATTTTGTTTTAAATGATGATAAAATTTGCACAACTATAGATAAAAAAATAGATGATAAAATTTGTACAGCTATAGATAAAAAAATAGATGATATTATTGTAAATTTTGATCTTTAAAAATTTTTTGAGGTTTTAAAATTTTTATCTAAATAAATAATAATGGTATATAAAAATGGAGGTTTCCCACCAATTATATATTGTGAGGCAAATAATAAAGACCCTTTAAAAAAAGACAGATTGTACTCATCTAATCCACAACAAAATCAAACTATAAGTATTAGAAAATTATTAAAAGATACTATAAAAAAACCATTAATCCAACAAATTGATGAAGATGCTATAACTGAAGTTGACTTATAATTATTAATTTAATAATTTTTCATATGTTTTTATTTTACTGTCAAAATTTTCTTCTATATTAGTATTTTTTAATTTAATAAATTTTTCAGGAATCATTAATTTACAATTATCTGGTATAGTTGTTAATGTTAATTTATTAGCAATAATAAATTTTCCCCATAAGTTAATATCATTAGACAAAAATAATTCTTGTTGTTTATCTTTATTATTTTTATCTAAATATGTATATTTTGTTAAATAAGTTTTTTTAATTTCATCTGCTGATTGGCAACATGTCATTTTATTATTAAATATAATTGGCCAAAATATATCAGTCATATCAATTAATTTATTATTACAGCAATTATCACAATTATTACAAATATAAAAATGAAATGTCTCATTAAAATAGTTCAAAATAAATCTACGTCTACACAATGGTGTAAATATTAATTCACGCATATTATATATATTATTTTCTTTTGCTTTAGCAAGAATAGGACTATCAAATCTTATTTTTCTTATCATATTTTCTGCAATAATTAAATTACTATAATCAAAATATAATACTGTTTCACAATATAATCCATCGCGACCACCCCTGCCAATTTGTTGATAATATTCTTCTATTGATGATGGAAATCCAATTATAATTATACATTTAATAATTTGGTCAATACCCATACCAAATGCAGTAGTGCTAATGATAATATTGATATCACCATTTATAAATTGATTATGAATAGTTGCTCTTGCATTTGCACTCATACCAGCATGATAAGCCGCGCAAATATTATTATATTTTTTATTTAATTCATAAGCAAGACTTTCACAGTCTTTTCTAGAGTTAATATAAATAATTATTTTATCATTTGGATATTTTGATAAATAAGGTAATACAATAGAAAATTTACTTTTTTGTTTAATTCGTTTAGCTTTTGTTATTATTTCTGATAATGGAATATCGCAAATATTTAAATACAAGTTTGGTCTATCAAATGTTGCTTTCACTAATATAGGACTTGATAAATGTAAAAATGTACTAATTTCATTACATACATTTTTAGTAGCCGTAGCAGTGACCGCTAATATTGGTATAGTTGGGAATTGTTCGCGAAATTGTTTAATTTTAATATATTCAGGACGAAAATCTTGACCCCATGCACAAATGCAATGTGATTCATCAACTGCTAGAAATCCTAATTGATTTGTTTTTATTAAATCTTCTGCTATTTTCATACCTTCACCATTTATTAAATATTCAGGACTCATATAAACAATTTTAATTTTACCATTTATTACATTTAATAATTCTATATCTTTATTTTTATTATTACTATGTAATGCAGCACATGGGATTTTTATTTTACTTAATTTATCTTTTTGATCATCCATTAAAGAAATCAATGGGCTAATAATAAACATTACTTTTTTTGTAACTAGAGGCGGTAATAAATAACATAATGATTTACCATAACCAGTTGGTAATAATCCAATAACATCATTACCTAATAATAATTCATTAATTACTGTAAATTGTTTATCTTTTAATTCAACTATATTTAATTTTAATAAATATTTTTTTGCTTTATCAGTCCACAGCATTTTAATAATTAATAATTATTTAATCTAATTTAAATAATTATCAATTATTATTAACACAGCTTTAGCTACTAATAGAAAAATTGATAATTATTTAAATTGAATTGAATTTTCTATATAATAAACATATTATCAATAATGGGACCTAAAAAAATTGTAGCCAAACAAGAAGTTGAAGCTAAACAAGATGTTGAAGCTAAACAAGAAGTTGAAACATCTGAAGTACTTTCTGGTAAAAAACCTCCTGTAAAAAGAATCACTAAACCAAAACAAACTAAAGAAACTAATATGGAACTTAATGAATCTTATGATACAAAATTAAAAGATATTACTGAACGATGGAAAGTATATAATAAGAAAAGTGAAACTTTACGTGCAGAATTAGAAAATGTAGATAATGAAACATTAAAATTATTAAAAGAATTAACAGTTATGTTAGAAAAATTTAAAGAATCAAATGATAATAAATCAAATGATAATACATTTGTGTTAGATAAACCAAACACCAGTGCTAAATTGTCTAAAAAAAAAGCTGAATCATCTGACTCATCTAATGACAAAGAGTCATCTGATAATGATACCAATTCAGATGATGATGATGATATTAAAACAAAAAAAGCACAACCTAAAAGTAAAAGCAAGACTGTAACACCTGCAAAGCCAAGTCGTGTAAAAGCTAAAGCACCTGTAGTTCCCGTGTTAAATGTCGATGATTCTGATTCGGATGAATAAAAATATTATTTTATATATTGGTGAAGAAAATAAAACTTTCTCCACATCCATTATAATTAAAATATAGCTTCTATTCCTAGTGTGCTTGGGTCTGATGCAAATACCGTAGTTGTCTTATTATTATACATTATACCACCATTTTCACCTTTCTCATTTTCATATACCCATGTATCAGGTGTTAAATATTGTAAATCAGATGCAGCTTGCATAAAATGTGTATTAGGTTTATTATTTATAATTGTTTTATTTGGTATTAAATTTTTAAAATTAATAAATGAATTATTATATACTTCTTGTATTTTTTTACCTATATTATTTTTATTATCATAATTAGTTCTCTCAAACTTACCCCGCGTAGTTTGATTGGTTAGATTTGTTTTATCAGATTTAGTATTAGCATTCTCTAAAAACTCGTCAGGATCTATTATTCCCCCAGCATTTGTTATTTTTTCTTTATTAAAACCATAACTATTTACAACTCTTGGTGAAATTAAATTATCGGCTATGCCTACTTTATTATCCCGTGAACTCCATTGTGGCTTACCTGTTGTATCAATATAATCAATACATGTATTTGGATATAATATATTTCGATTCGCCCCATATTCTTGTTCTTTCAAAAATTGTTTTTCAATAGGTAAAATAGTTTGATTTAACTCTGATATTGTAGGGTTTGGCGGTATAATTTTATAATTAAAATTTATTTTATTTTGTTTAGATAGTTCAAACATTTTATCATCAGGTGAAACTGAAATAAAATTTTCTTTATTCTTATTACGTATAAAAATTATAAAAACAATTATAAGTAAAATAGTAAATATATTTATCATTTATATTATAATTGATAAAATATAATAAAAAATTGATAAATTATAATTTTATTTAAAAGATAATAATCTTAACTAATAATGAATAGAAAAACCATATTTGGTAATAGCACTGGATTTATTGTTAATGAAGAAATTAAAAAAAAAATTATTGATTATTTATATCTAAAATTAGATTTATCTAAATTTAGATATATTATATTAAATTCTATTCAAAAATTAAAATTTTTACGTGATAATGAACACTTTGTTTCACCTAATTTTAAAGGTTATAATTATTTAATTTTAATGTTATCTATTAACAATATTAAATATTGTGTTGCCATTGATAGGAAAAAATTATCATATCATAAATCACAATTAGACATTAAATCTATACAAATAATTCAAATAAATATAAATACATCTGATGATTTATATGAAGGCACAATATTTGATGGGAAATTAATTCATGCAAATAATGAATATATATTTTTAATACAAGATTGTTTTTATTTGATAGGAGTTCAACAAATGAATATTGAAATGAATAAAAAAATAAATAATTTAGATTTTATATTAAAACAAAATTTTAAGAAAGATACTAAATCATATTGTGATAATTTTGAATTTAAATTAAATAAATTATATAATTATAATGATTTAGAAACAATGATAAATAATTTACCTAATTTACATATTCCTACAAATGGTATTATTTTTTATCCAAAAGTATCTGGTATTAATATATTACATATTGAAAAAAAAGCAGATAAAGTAAATATTAGCACAACTAATGTTGAAACAATTGAAACAAATACATATCATATTATTCATGATTTTGTAGATTTTCTTAAATCAAGGTCTTATTCTTATGAATTAAATGGGAAATATAAAATATTATGGTTATCAAGAACAATTATTCCTGATGTATATGATATAACTGAAAAAATAAATGGAGATAAAATAGGTATTGCATTAATACCTAATTTAAAAATCTCACATTTATGTGATTTAATTATTAATGATAAACCCGTTAAATTTAATTGTGTATATTCAATTAAATTTAAAAAATGGATTCCATTAAATATAATTTAGAATAAATATGTTATAACAGTTATATTATCTAATGATCCTTTTTTATATGCTAATTTGGCTAACAGTTTAGCATAATTTCCTTTATAATTTTCTGCAATAAGTGAATTAATATAATTTACAACTTCTTGATTTGATAATACATCCCATAAACCATCGCACGCAAATACTAAAAATTTATCATGTGAATTTATTTTATAATCATATATTTGTGGCATGTGGGTTACATATGGAGTGCACTCAACATCACCAAATGCTCTTGATAATGATAAATCTTTTACTCTCCAATCAGAACCATCAAAAGTGATTTTCCCACCCATTGCTTCTATTCGTTTTTTCTCACTTGGAACATCTGGTTTGTGATCGTGTGATAGTTGTTCTGCAATATTTGATTTATTACATTTAATTGCACGAGAATCGCCAAGATTTATTATCCATAATTTTGTTGAATTTTTAGTATCTTTAAATTCAATACCTATACATGCAGTAGAACCACTATAGTGTGCAGCTCTTGGGTGTTCTTCTATTAATTTAGTTTGAATTAAATTATAAATTGTATTAAAATATTTAGATGCTTTATTCGGATTTGAATAAATATTTGTTTTAAATTTTTTTAAAAACAATGGTGGTAAGTATTTTTGTAGATAAGCACTAACTAATTTACCACCATGACCATCAAATACGCCAATAAAATTAATGGGATTTAATGTAGCATCACTATTATTTATATTCATATGATAATAATGTTTATCTTCATTACTTTCTCTTTTCCCTTGTAAAGAATATGAATCAATTTTCATTATTATTAAAGATAAAATAATATTTAATTATTAATAATATGTTTTATTTAAATTTTATAATTATAATATAATATCTGTTTTACTTAAATTTTCTTCATTTATAATATCATCTAATGTTTTCTTAACCATATTCCATGTTTCAATAATTTGTTCTTTATTATTGAAACTTAATAAATTAATTTCAGAATAATATTTTTTTATTCCTGTCTTTTTTTCATATAATACTTTTTTTAATCTATCTAATTTATCTTTGTATTCTACTCTATCAGTATTACTAAATATTTTATTATTACTTATCATTTCTAATTTATTTATATTATTAGATAATATAGTATCAAATAATTCTACTTTAGCAGTTTTAATTACTGTTTGTGTATTAGTATCTATCATTGATGCATGTTTATCATTGATTGCTGTAACACAATAACTATGATATTCTGGTTTTTCTTTATCAAAGTTAGTCAATTTGATTAAATGTAGTAATGAATTCAATCCTTTATCCAATATTTCTTTCTGTTGTTCTGATGATAAATGATTAATTGGCTCATTACCTGGATTATAATTTATTATTATCTGTTTTCGATTATCATTTATATTATTATTTATTATTTTACAATTATTACTATTATTATTATTTATTATTTTTTTACAATTATTATTATTTTTTAATTTATTTATTTCATTTTTAAGAATATTTATTTCACTTATTTTACATTTAGTTTGATGTACCCACTTTGACTGTCGCGAATTAAACTGTTTATTACATATATCACAAATATTTTTATCATTAGTTGTTTCTACTATTATATTATTATTACATATAATATCAGTTGTATTTGTAACTATTGGTATAACATTATTTGTTATATTATGATTTTTTTTATTATGTTTCCATAAACCACCTCGTGTTTTATAATTTTTATTACAAGTTGTACAATTATAAATTATCATTATTATTTATTAAAATATTTTATTTTTTATATGGAAACATTATGTCAAATAAATATTTGACACACGTTTGACATTTTTTGACAAGGGATTTTATGATTTTCACGTTATATGACATATGATAAAAATACATTATTTTTATTTTTATAATTTCCCATCTATATATATCACATAGCGTTTCCATAACATATTGCGGTGTTCATTCAATTACGTGGAAATGTTTCCAATGTCAAAATGTTTCCACGCGAAAAATTTTTTTATAAAATAAATAAAAATTTTATGATAATATTTTTATTATTTTTATATTCTTAGTAGAATCTTTCCAGTAATTCTATTTTGGTAAATACTATAATATAAAATTATTATAATCAAATATAAAATTATTTATATTTATAATATGGAATTATTTGTCAAATAAAAATTTGACGGTCATTTGACATTTTTTGACACATAATTCCATAGGAAGTATGACACAAGACATATGACAAATAACAATGTAATTATAATTTTATAATTTACCATCGGTTCTCATCATGAATTAATTCAATTAAGGTGTATGTTGCTCATTCATTTTATGAGGGAAAATGGAAACGTTTCCAATGTCAAAATGTTTCCACGCGAGAAATTTTTTTATAAAATAAATAAAAATTTTACAATAATTTTTTTATTAATTTATATTCTTGGTAAATACTATAATATAAAATTATTATATTGATCCATCCGATCTAGTACTAAAACGAAATAGTGGATTTGACTCGATCAATATTCTTAAATTAGCAAAATGCGCTTGACCAAAAATAATAATTACCAAATCTACATCCGGATTTCCATTAACACGAGTAACAATTCTTTGAATTATATTAGCATCTCGAGTTTCTCTAAAAGATCTAAATACTGTTTCTAAATGTCGAAATGATCCATCTTTTAGCAAAGGTTCAATTAAACCCCTTAAGTTATTATTTTCAGCATTGTCCGGAAGAGTAAGCATAAATTGTTGTAATAATCTCATCATTGTATTCATCCAATTTGGCTTGCGCGCAGCTTCAAATGTACAAGCTAATAATTCCTCAAATAAATTCTCTGTTTTTGTGTCTCGTAATAATCTTAAAAATCCATCATTATCGCGTCTATCTCTTAAAAATGCAATATTTATAGGAGTACCATCTGGTGCTAGAATTGGATCAGAACTTTCGGATACAGCTTTTATTAGTTCTGCAAGTAATAGTAGTTTATCCATCATCTCCGTATTTGTTTGAACATCTGGTCGGTGTTCAATAATTGCTAACTCTTCTGGAAGTCTCATAACTGCGTAACAAAGATTCATAACTCTACCTTCGCTAACAACAAAAAATGTTCTACGATCTCTGTGTTCACCATTCGGAACTAATAATCCACTTATTATTCTAGCATTTCTAATCATACATTGAGGTTGTCCATGTTCTTCTGCCAAAAGAACAACCTCTACGCGTCTTCCTGTAGCACCAGTTCTCCCGGTAGCACCAGTAGCACCAGTAGCGCCAGTAACACCAGTAGCACCAGTCGCGCCAGTAGCACCTACGGCTACTGGGGCACCTGAAGTGCCAACAATAACACCAGCAGCAGAACTTGACGAACGACTTGATGAATCTGTTGATGAACCTGTTAATTTTGATGCTGTTGCTGGTGTTGATTCGGCAGTAGCAGTTGGCTTTTTACAAACTTTTTTATGATTTGGCCAGTCATTTTGTTGATGCTCACGCGAACAATAATATGTATTTTTACAATTACCACAGAAATTTGTAGCTTTGGCACCACAAACAATACAATTATTGCCACCTAATTGATATTTCATTGCTAAATATTTAGTCTTATATTTTAAATATTTTTGCTGATAATTCATTTATATATTTAAACTAGAATAAAAAAATTATTTATATTTTTTATATGGAAACATTGTGTCAAATAAATATTTGACAAACATTTGACATTTTTGACAAATTGTTTTATAGATTTTCATGTTATATAACATATGATAAAAATACATTATTTTTATTTTTATATTTTACCATTTATATATATCACAACGTGTTTCCGCGACATGTGGTGTTGTTCATTCAATTGTGTGGAAATGTTTCCATTGTCAAAAGTGTTCCACGCGAGAAATTTTTTTATAAAATAAATAAAAATTTTACAATAATTTTTTTATTATTTTTATATTCTTAGTAGAATTGTAGCAGTATATATATTGATAAAATCAATTTTATTATTATTTAATATAAAAATATAAATATAATTATATATGTCTTAAAGTGTATTAAATTTAACTGATATTATTGATAAATTAAATAACGCTAATACAAAATTAGCAGATTTATTATAAAAACGTGTAAATTATTCAAGATAATATTATCTTATGCAGCAATTACTGGTTAGTATGCATTACCGCGCGTCACACAGCTGTGAAATGTGACTGTCGAACCGTCTTTCTTCAACGAATTGAAGCCCTGGTTCGCGTCAGGTGTGTTTTCCGTGAAGGTCCAAAGTATGGTGACTCCATCCTTGAACCTGTGTGTGAAGGTGACACTACTGTTGCCCTCGAGGTGCTCCGCCAAAGTGCGATTCATTTCTATTAGTATAATAATGAGAACAACCATTAAATAGTTAATATTTCAATTTTTTGAAAAAATAAATAAAAATTTTATGATAATATTTTTATTATTTTTATATTCTTAGTAGAATCTTTACAGTAATTCTATAATATAAAATTATTATAATCAAATATTTTTATTCTTAGAAGAATCTTAACAGTCATTATATTTTATTATTTATATTTTATATGGAAACATTATGTCAAATAAATATTTGACAAACATGTGACATTTTTGACAAATTGTTTTATAGATTTTCACGTTATATAACATATGATAAAAATACATTATTTTTATTTTTATAATTTTCCATCTATATATATCACATAGCGTTTCCATTGCATGTTATCCGGTTCATTCAATCAGGGTAAATTGTTTCCAATGTCAAAATGTTTCCACGCGAGAAATTTTTTTATTATTTTATATAATTTTAATAATAATACATATATATAGGGATTGTCAAACAATTAAAATAAAAAAATATATTATACCTATTTCATTTTATAATAATATTTAATCAGTATATAACCATTTTATATACATTTTTGATAATTCTAATATTTCTTTCTTTTTTGTATTAGGTAAAGTTTTCCAACGTTTAGCAGCAATTGCAGTTGAATAATTTTTACTAAATGTGTCTATATAATTATTGATATGATTATAATATAGTGCATCTATAATAGTATCCCATTTATAAATAGTATTATTAATAGTTATATTAGAACTTTTATAATTGGACATTTTTTTTAAATAATTAGATGAACATAAATATGGTTTTGTCATCATGTGATTTGTATTAGTTATTTTAGCATAACATAACATACCAAATACATTAGGCACCATAAATACATCATATGCATCAATATACATTGTTTGAAACCATTTATAAATTTCTTCAGGTGATATTCCTATTAATAAAAAATAATTACCCATACACATTAATCTTTCAATATGATGTGAATACGCATATTTATTAACTTTTTTTATTATATCATCAATTATAGGTATTTGTGTTTCTCCTTTCCATATTTTATTACATATTATTTTATGATTTTTATTATATATTGAACTAATTACTAATTTATCATAATAATTATTATACATGTGATAACTATATTCTCTCCACCCTATAACTTGTCTTATAAATCCTTCTTTTGATGCAATATTATTATTATATTTTGAAACATAATGTAATATATCATATGTTGTTATTAATCCAATATTTGATAATGGCGATAATAATGAATGATAACCAAATTTAATAGTTGATGATAATGCATCTTCATATTTACCAAAATTATCTAATTTATATTTTATAAAATGTTTTAACCATTTGATAGATTCAGTATGATTTATAGGATATATAAAATCATCTTTATCACAATCGCCATAATGATGAGTAAAATATTTTGATACATATTTTATAGCACTATCTATATATTTTTCACGGTCAGATGATGTATTTGCTGATAGTTTTATTTCTTTTTGTTCTTTAGTAAATGGTAATCTATTTTCTTTATCAAAAGACCATTTATTTCCTTCTGGAACTATTGTTTTTGTTTTATTATTATACTTAATCATAATGTTATATTTTATTCGTTGATTTTTATAAAATGCATCATGGCGTAAAAATTTAGTTGTATTATCATCTGTATTTGAACCTAAAAAATAGGGAGATTTATGAATTGAACATTTTAATTTAGTATTAAATAATTTATTAGTATTTATCAAATCAATTAGTTCATTCTCAATAGGATTAAAAAATCTAATTTCATGAATATTATTATTAGTTATAAAATCTGTAATATATTTTTTATAATTATCATTGTGATTTATATATAATTTTTTAATAGTTAAATCATCAAAATAATTTTTCATTGTAGCTCTGTGTAAAACTAGTTTCATTTTATGATATAAAAATTTAGTAAAAAAATATGGATGTTCCCACAATATAATATATTTTTTGGTATCTTTTTCATAAATTATGTCTAGATATTTATTTTCAAATAATTGATGTGGAAATAATATTACTAATATATTTAACATATAAATAAAAAATGAAAATAATTTATATAAATATATTATTATAATATAATAAGAATGTCTAATAATGAATTAAATTTAAATATAATTAATGAATTTACAAAATTTATTAATTATTTACAACATTTAGTTGATGCTAGCAAATCAACAGGTGATACAAAAACAATTACTGCGAATACATTTAGATTAAGACAAACCAAAAATTCATTACAAATAATAAAAAAATATCCAAAAAAAATAACTCTTGATAATATTGCTGATTTTGCAGAATTACCAGGTATTGGTAAAGGAACAATTGATCGAATTAAAGAAATTATTAAAACTGGAAAATTAAAAGAAATTATTCCATTTATTGATACAACAGATGAAAATAAGGAATTATTAGAAGAATTAGAATCTATAGTAGGAATTGGTCGCGCTCATGCTTTAGAATTAATTAAAAATGGTATAACATCTATAGATGATTTAAAAATGAAAATAGATGATGGAGAAATTAAAGTAAATGATAAAATTAAATTAGGAATTAAATATCATAATAAATTTTTTGGTAATATTCCACGAAAAGAAATTGATAAAATTTATAAAATGATAACTGTTATTATTAATAAATTAAATAAACAATATAAATTAACTGATGAAAATAAATATGTTTTTGAAATATGCGGGTCGTATCGTAGAGAGAAAGAAACAAGCGGTGATATTGATATTTTAATCAGTCAGTTAGGCACAACTGAAGATAATATTAATGATATAAATCATTTATTAATAATTGTTAATAAATTAAAAGAAAATATTAAAACAAATAATAATAAACCATTAATTGTTGATGATATGACTGATAAACATTTTGTAACTAAATATATGGGTTTTGCACAATATAAAAATAATCCATTCAGACGGATTGATATAAGATTTGTTCCTTATGATTCTTATTATTCTGCTTTATTATATTTTACCGGATCTGCTGAATTAAATCGTAAAATGAGACAAATTGCGAAATCAATGAAATTAAAATTATCAGAATATGGTTTAACTAAAGAAGATGGCTCAAGATTACCTATTACATCAGAATACGACTTTTTTAAAATTCTTAAAATAGAATACTTACCCCCTAATTTGCGTTAATAAAAATTGAACATATAAATATGATAAAAATTCAAAGCATTTCCATCTAAAGCAATTGTATCCACAATATTTGAAAGAACCTGTAAAGGTGTAAATGCATAATATATTGGCGAAGAAAGTAGGACTTTATCCACCTCCATTGTAAATTATTGTAATTTAGATAATATAAATTAAATTCTTAAAAAATTTATATATATATATATATGGACTTTAAACAAAAATATTTAAAATATAAAATGAAATATTTAGAACTTAAAAATCAAATAGGTGGAGGTATAGATCCTATGCAAATTCTACATGCTATTAAAAAACCAGCACGACTAACTGAATTACCTGACGACATAGAAGTACTATCTGATGTCCAACATCGCTGTAGAAAATGTAAAGCACTTAGCGGATCAACATTAATAATACCTCATAGTTATAATTGTATATATAATAATCCAACTAATTTACAAAAATTCATATTTGGAGAAAGAACACCTAATAAATCACCTATTGATCCATCCAAATGTGTACCAGTATTACAACATCAATCTGGTAGTATTAGTAATATATCTAAATATACTACAATTGGCACATATGGATTAGATCCTTGTATTTGTATATGTATGCGTGCACGTGATGGAACACTAACAGCTCTATCGCATATAGATGGGCTTACAGAAGATATATTAGGTCCACATTATATGTTTCCACCAGATGCAACTGATGTATATATAATTGGTGGTAATTCAGCATCATGTGATTTAATAATTAATATACTTGAATTATTAGATAGGAATAATTATAAAATTACATTTGCTCATATTCTTGATTCTAAAGATAATAGTTTTGCAATTAATTGTATTACAGGTGAAACATATTTGAATGATGAAATTATACCAATGAGAGATATGCGATTAACTAAAAAACACTCTGAGTATTTAGAATTGTTATCATTTAAGGCATTGAGAGGAATAAAGTATCCATTAGAAGAAATTAAAATAGAATGATTAAGCTTTAACGTGTTTAATAACATGATATGATTCCCATTCAGATTCAGGAACATATAAACATTTGGTTCTTAATTCTAGTTCCATATGACCAATAACATAACTTAATATATTTATTGTTTTTAAAATTTCTTTATTATGTAATATGATTTTACCATTTTCATTAATATAAATTAAATTCTTAAAAAATTTATATATATATATATATATATATATATATGGACTTTAAACAAAAATATTTAAAATATAAAATGAAATATTTAAAACTTAAAAATCAAATAGGTGGAGGTATAGATCCTATGCAAATTCTACATGCTATTAAAAAACCAGCACGACTAATTGAATCACCTGACGACATAGAAGTACTATCTGATGTCCAACATCGCTGTAGAAGATGTAACGCACTTAGCGGTTCATTATTAATAATTCCTCATAATTTACATTGTATATATAATAATTCAACTAATTTAAAACAATTAATATTTGGAGAAAGAACACCTAATAAATCACCTATTGATCCATCCAAATGTTTACCAGTATTACAACATCAATCTGGTTGTATTAGTAATATAACTAAATATACTACAATTGGCACAATTGGATTGGATACGTGTGTTTGTGTGTGTATGCGTGCACGTGATGGAACACTAACAGCTCTATCGCATGTAGATACACTTACTCAAAATATATTAGGTCCACATTATATGTTTCCACCAGATACAACTGATGTATATATAATTGGTGGTAATTCAACATCACGAGATTTAATAAATAATATACTTGAATTATTAGCTAGGTTTAATTATAAAATTACATTTGCTCATATTCTTGATTCTAAAAGTAATAGTTTTGCAATTAATTGTATTACAGGTGAAACATATTTGAATAATGAAATTATACCAATGAGAGATATGCTATTAACTAAAGAACACCATGAGTATTTAAAAAGGTTAGCACTTCAGATTCAGAGCGACAAACAGTATCCATTAGAAGAAATTAAAATAGAATGATTAAGTTTTAACGTGTTTAATAACATGATATGATTCCCATTCAGATTCAGGAACATATAAACATTTAGTTCTTAATTCTAGTTCCATATGACCAATAACATAACTTAATGTATTTATTGTTTTTAAAATTTCTTTATTATGTAAAATGATTTTACTATTTTCATATTTATTTTTAATATAAGTAAGTAAAATTTTTAAATCGGTTGATACCATATTATGAACATAATGGTCTTGATAACATGAACTATTTGTTTTTGCTGAATAATTATAAGTACAATTATCTTGAAATGAACAAAATTTATAAGAACATCTTGAAATTAAATTTTCATATTTATTATTTGTAGTATCAGTTAATTTATCTATTTTATCTTGTAAAAGTTCATCTTGCCCTATACGAAGACGTAATGTTTCACTTAAATCTAATAAAATAATTAAACATTGTATAAAAAAATCATAATCTAATGTTTTATTTTGTAATGTATATTTAGTTAATAATTTAATAATATCTAATTCTTTTTGTAAAATAATTAATCCTGGTTTTTCTTTTAATAAAATAATATCATTTGGGTTATTACACAATTGTTCAATTTCATGCAATTTATCTAAATAATTTTTTTCAATTTGATTAATTTTTGTTTCAATATTTTTTTCATCTTGTTTATTACTTAATTTATTAATATATTCATTTATACGGGGATAATTACTCATATCAATTTCTATATTATTATCATTAAACCATGTTAATGTAGACATTTATAATTTTTATATTAAAATATCTTTATATAAAAATTGAATATATTATATTTTCAAAAAAAAAAATACTAATATTAAAAATGAGACCAACAATTTCCGATCTAGCCAATTATATAAATAGATTACCTACAGCTGAATATATTGTAAAAGATGGAATCGCATGTGCTTTTCCAGAATATGATATTGTTAATAATTATAATAAACCTCTAGCTGAGGCAGATTATCATGCACTGTTAAATAAAATTTGTCAAAATATAAATGGAATTTGTCAAAATATATCAATATTTATTATTATATTTTATACTAATAAGATGGTAGTTAATGAAGAAATAGATAATATGATTACAAATATACGTCAAAATATAAGTGACATATCTCTTGAAATTACTGATAATCTTAAAATTACTGATAATTTTAAAGATAGATTTAATAAAATTATTATAATTTTTAACAAAATATTAACTTATTATAATGATATTAAATATAATAATATAAAAATTACAAATGATATATTATTAGATTTTAATAATTTAAATAAAGAATTATTATCACTGTATGATAAAATTATTTTATAAATCTAATTAAAGTTATTATATATATTTATATATAATATGAGTAAAAGATTAACTAATACTACTGGTTATGCAAGACCAAAGAAAACATATCAAGATACACTTTCAAATAAAGATATAAAAGATAAACTAGCAGATTATAAAAAATGTACAGACATTAGAAAGGTATCAATTGGCACTCATCTAAGATATTTTACAACTGATCCACAAACAAAAGAAAAATTATTTAGATTAGGAGGAACATTAAATAAAATTGATCCTGAAGGGCGATATGTTATTTTAAATAATGGCACAGTGTCATGGTCTGTTCAAATAAATGGGACACAATTTTGGCAAAAATTATCTGAAGAAGAATACAAAGAAGAATTAAAAGAGGAGATTAAAAAAGAATTACTATCAGATGACCGAGGAGGCATGGATCAAGAAAATAAAGAATTAAAAAAAGAAATAAAAATATTATATAAAAAAATTGAAAAGTTAGAAGAATATGAAAATGAAAATAAAGAATTAAAAAAGAAGAATGATATTTTGAATAATCAATTAAATAAAATTATAAATGAAATAAAAAAAGATAAAAAAAAATAATTTATATTAATACTTTAAAAAATTATAAATATTTTCTTAATAAGATTATATAATGGTTTCGTATAAAACACAATCTCATACAGGAACTCGTAAAATAAAGACTGAAAAATCAAAACAATCACAAGCGCGGAAAATGCACCAAGAGTCTGATTCTGATACAACTATGACTAGTTCTAATGCGTCATCTATGAATTATTTATTTAATAATAAAATGGAAAAACCTAATCAAATGATGGGCAACCCAATGATGAACCAAGGATACCCAATGATGAACCAAGGATACCCAATGATGAACCAAGAAGACTCTGTTATGAATCCAGCAGACACTATGATGAATCCTGACCCAATGATGAATCCTGACCCAATGATGAATCCAGGTGCAATGATGGGGAATCAAATGATGGGAAATCAAATGATGGGAAATCAAATGATGGGAAATCAAATGATGGGAAATCAAATGATGGGGAATCAAATGATGGGGAATCAAATGATGGGAAATCAAATGATGGGAAATCAAATGATGGGGAATCAAAATCACTCTGGGAATTCAATGAGCCGTACGCATGACCCGCATATTGATGCATTATCCATTCAAACATTTGCACCAGTTAAGAATAATCATAATGGAAGAGGAAGTTCAATTAGTAATTTAGCTTTATTAAATAATAATATGAACAATGCAGTTTATTCAGATACTGAAAAACCATCTGCAAATCATGCTGGAATGAATCATGCTAGAATGAATTATGCTGGAATGAATCATAATGGAATAAATTATGAAGCCGTTGCACCACTTGATCCGGGTACCGCTGGTGAAACAGATGCAGCTAGTGAAACATACCAACCAGCATATCCATTAGATACACCTACTTCAAATGTAGCAAATTTAGCAAATTTAACTAAATTATAATTATAGTTATTCATATACTTTTATTTTAGGAACATAAATAATATCTTCAATAATATAAACATCATTTTCTAATAATTTATATTGATTGTTTTCATCTTTACTAAGTTTTCCAATAGGATAATTTAATAAATTATCATATACAATATTAGTTTCTTCATTTAACCAATATATTTCTTCAGTAGAATAAGTATTTTCATCAGTCATTTGAACTGCTTTTATTTTACGTATTTTAATTCTTTTAATGTTTGAATCTTTCGCATTTAATCCATTATCAAGTTTTAAATCATAATTAATTTTAACCTGAAATGCAGGACCTATTGGTTTTTCAAATAATGATTCTTCATTAAATTGGAAACATTTATATTTAGAACCCATCATATTATGTTCTTTAAATAATTCACAATCAACTGCAGCAGATTTAACAGCTTCACTAAAAGATAATAATAAATTATTTTTCTTCCTAGATATATTTTCTAATCTTTCATCCGCAGTTTCTTTTCCGGATGTTCTAATTACTTTATATCTAAAAACATCCAATACGCGTTCTTCTAATGGTAAATCTTTATGTTGACAGAATCGTAATGCACGACCTATAACTTGTTCAATACGTACTTCATTCCAATATGGTTCAAGAATGTGCACTTGTCTAACATTATTTAAATTAATACCTTCTGCACCTGCAGGTGATATCATCATTATTTTACAGTGTTTTCCATATCTATTACTTTTCATATTAAAAATTTCTTTATTTAATCTGCGAACATCTTTATCAATACCTCCATGAAATTCACACCATCTTAAACCATCTTTTGATAATTTATTAGTATCATTTAATTTATTTTTATTAAAATCCTGATCTAAATCTTTATCAATATCAATAAAACCAAAGAAACTTAAATAAACTTTAAGTAATTGTAATCCTTCCATTTCAACATAATTAGAATAAATCATAACTGTTCCTTTTGTATTTAATATATTAAAAATAATTCTAACAAATTTAGGACTATACATATACATATTAATAAATAATTTTGATTTTTTTTGTTCTTTTTTAAAAAAATTAGTAAAATCACTTTTATATTTTGTATGAAATATTTTAATATCATCACTAAGTGTATGCTCTTTCTGTTTATCATCTCTTAACAGTTCTTTCATAAATTCAATAAAACTATTTACATATATTCTAGTTGCTTTAATATATTCAAGCACTTCAGCTTTTGTTTTCACTAATATTTGTTTCTTATCAATATCTTTACCTTCATCTATTATTACCGCATCTGTTTCTTTTAATTTAAAATTACTAGGTCTTGGTCGTTTTTCACCATTAATTAATTCTGAGATCATAGGAAACACAAAATTACATGCTTGTCTTGTATAGGATGAATAAGTAGACATTGAATCACCTATTTTACCTCTAAACATTTTAATTCGTAATTTTTCTTTTTTTTCTTCAATATCCTCAAAATAATTATATATTTCTTCTTGATATGTATCCATGGGAACATTTACATAATGAATAATTTTTTTAGCATATTTATCTGGAGTTGCACCTATGTAATATGATACTAAACCTAATATACGTCGTTGAAACATATTTTTTGTATTTTCATTTAATGATGCATAATTAGTAGAACTTATAAATAGTTGTTCAAAAATAGCTTCAGATGTTGGAAATGTTTCAGGACGTAATAAATTAAATATTAATGCAAATTCAAACGGTGTATTAACTACAGGTGTTGCAGATAATAATAATATTCGTGTATTAATATTATCTTTTTTTTCTTGTTGTATATAATCATATATTACTTGAGCTCTTTTTCCTTTTTTAGATGCAACATTATTATATACATTTGTTATGAATCGATGGACCTCATCAATAACAAATAATGATGTTTTATTTGTATCAGCTTTTCTTACTTTTTCTAAAAAATCTCTATCAGCAAAAGGTGAATCATAATGAATAAATATTATATTTGCAAATCTTTTATCAAAATCATCTTTTTTCATCCATTTATTAATATCTTTAATCCACGGATCATCGTGCAGTGATGCAGGAATTAATAAAAATATATTCCACTTTGGAGTATAATTATATAATATATTATACACATTAATCATTGTATTTGTTTTACCAGACCCAACTCCGTGATAAATTAATAAATCTTTGAAAGGAGATTGATAATTTAAATATTGACCAATAAATTCTTGATATAAGGTTAAAGTATCTGATTTCTTTTCATTACATGGATCTTCACCTTCTTTTCTTATAATTTCTGGTAATATATATTTTTTAAAATTATTCATAACCCATAATGGAAACACGCGACCGTTCTGTTCCCAATTTATATTTATTTTAGACATTTTCTATTATATATTATAATAGAAAACATCTAAATTATTTTTCTTCTTATTACATATAAATTTATCTTAATGTTGATTTATTATGTATTATTTATTAGTTTAAATTATATTATAATAAATAAGTATAATTGATTTTAATTTTTACATATTAATTTTTTGGTATCTTTTTTATAAGAATTTCTATTATACATTAAATTACAATCAAATGCAGATTCTTTTAATGCAAATTCAAATTCTTCTATTATTTTAGTTTTTTCTTGTGCCATAGACCATATATATTGATCTATTGTTTTGATACCTTTATAAGTTGCTAGATATAAATATATTTTAACAATTCGTTCAGATTTTGGTACATCTTTATGAGAACAAAATCTAACAGCGCGACCCATTATTTGTAATAAACGAGACATATTCCAGTATGGTTCTAAAATATGAACTTGTTGAACTCGTAATAAAGATACGCCTTCTTTTATTGAAGGTGAGCCTAATATCATTTTAATAGATGAACCATCTTTATTTATTTTTTGATTAAATACGTGTTTAATCTCATCTTTTAATTTAGATGGTTCATCACCAGACCACACTGCAAATCTTTTATTTCCTTCACCATAATCTTTATAATTTTTCCATCCATGATATTCTAAAAATGTAACAAGACATTTAATACCACCTAATTCTTTAAAATTAGAATAAACAAATATAGGACCTGTTGCTTTTATTATTTTTTTATACATTTTAAAAAATTTACTTGAATATTCTCCAATATTTTGTATTTGTAATACATCACCTCTAAAAGAACTAAATCCATTATTACTAATTGATTTATTAGGAAATGCAATATTTGAAATCATTCTAGGTCCTATATAAAAATTTTGAGACATATTTAATATATCTACATTTTTAAAAGAACCTCTAACATAATTACTATCACTACTTAATGCAGTTAAATAACTTTTATATTGAAAATCACTCATATAACATTTTACAAGTTTAAATTCTGTTTTTGGATAAGCTATAGGCGGCGCGCCTCTATAATAAGAAATTATATTTTTAATTTTATTTCTAAAATCTGTCATATTAATAACTTTATAATTTGTATTATTTGTAATTTTAATATAATTTTGATTAAATTCTGTAATAGGTAATAAATTATCTTTTTTTAATAAATTTAATGTTAATGCAATTTCTACAGGTTTGTCAAACATTGGTGTTGCACTTAATAATATTATTTTTAAAGTATCATTAGATGCATTTATTACTTGTGTTAATAATTTATAAAATGTGCCTGACATTGATATCATATTTTGCACTTCATCTATTATAAGTAATGTATTATTTAAGTTTTTAATTTTATTTTCTTGTATAAGTGCTGCAAATTTATGATATGAATAAATTGTATAATATTTTTCAATTCTTTCAGTTGATTTCATTATTATATTTTCATACATATCATCCTCTTTTTTTAATTCTTTTAATTTTTGACGTTCTATAAATGTAATATATTCATCTCCAGAACACTCTGATCTTAATTCATCCATAAAATTACCTATTAATGCGGCAGGTAAAATAACCATAATGTTGAGTTTTTTTTTAAATTCTTCTGCAATTGTAATTGAGGTACATGTTTTACCGGCGCCTATTTGATGATATATTAATATACCTCTAATATTAGGATCTATTTTCCATAAACTATATTCGCTTTTTAATAATTCTGGTAGAAATTTTTGTTGTGGTTGTAAAGTAAATTTTTTAGGTAAACAATATTCTTCCATTGTGTGTGTTTCTAAAGGAATTTTATATTTTTTAAATTGTTTACTTATAGATACATTAGTTTTTTTTGTCATGTTATGTATAATTAAATAATCTTAGATAATAGTTATAGAGTAATTTTTTTTCTTCTAATATAGTTTTTAATTCAATTATTTTTACTTTACATAATTCAGTATCATTAATTAAATTTAATGAAGCAATATAATTAATAGAAATCATTTCCTGTGTCATATTATTATATTTTAATAATTTAATTAATAATTCATATTTTGAAATAGCATGTTGTAGTTGTATATTATAATGATAAATATATTTATATAAAACCCACAGTATTTTATATAATTCTATTTTTTCATTCTTATCTGAATTAATAATTTTGAGTGTATCATAAATAATACCACTCGGTATATAATAATTCCATACATTCACTTTTCGCGATTTCATTTATAATTATATATAAAATATAAAATTATAAATAAAAGTTTCAATATTTTTTAATTGCTGTAAGCAGTACCTGCCATGCCACTCATCACGCGGAGCACGTTGTAGTTCTGAACGTAGATGTTAAGAAGCGAGTTAATTGGGAGAGTGCTTAATGCATTAACATTAAGAGTGGCATTATCAATGCGCGAAAAGTTGCATGACCCAGTTGGCTGGTGATCCTCTGCCTTGAGAGCAAAGGAATACACATTAATGCCATCTGCAGGAGTATTTGTGAAATGCTGAGCTGGCTGGACATAGTTAAAGTAGCTACCATCACGCTCCTGGAATCGGTCATGTCCGTTTAACTGAAGCTTGGCATTAACACATGGATTTCCTGACCCATCAATATTCATGCCATAATTGTGATAGTTTACAACACTGTATCCCCATGTATTTAATAATAATGTTCCTTCAGTAGTCATGTATCCTGGTGGTAAATAACTAATAAGATCAGCAACAGTTATAGACATATCTTCAAATGTTAACTCATTTTTAGTAATAATTACATTATCAAAATATGTATTTATATTACCTACATAATTAATACCACCTACACCATTTTCAATTGCATAAAATCGTGCTTCAATTTTTTCACGCAATTTAGTTAATTTAGGACTATTTATGTTAATATTTGAACTAAAAAATAAACCAGCTGATACACTAGACACATTCATTCCTATTAGTAGCACGTCATTATTAACATCATAGTTAAATAAATCCGAGCTTATTAAAGCGATAATCTTGGCAAAACGTTCCCGAGCGGCTTCCCAATCACCTGTTGGGGCATATGAGACCCACTGATTGCGTGCATTGTGAAGAGCGCTGTGTGGCGCCCAGATTAAATATTTGGATGGGTGATTAAAATTTAACCGTAATTTGTTATTTGAGTTAACAAATGTCTCCGAACCTGTGAACTGAACCTGTTCAATTAAATACTCGTGGGAAGCCTGGGCAAATCGCTTGCGCTCCTCCGAATCTAAATAAACGTAATCAATTAACAGATACGAATCAGCCATAGATACCTTCTGCGATGAAGCGGGTGCAGTAGTTCCAACATAGTTAATGCAATCATTAAAATCACGGAATACAAGTGTAATACGCACATCATGGTATTGGAGAGCAATTAATGGCAGAGCGAGCCCGTTGTTGCGGTTAAACCAGAATTGAAGGGGGATATATAACTGGTACTGACTGACTGCTTTGTTTGTTAAAGTGGTTAATTCAGGAACATCACCAATCATTTTAGCATAACCGTGTTCTTGACCAACTTTGTGTGTAAGCTCATACCAAATGTTAAGCCAATCACCATAATGCTCATCAATCTTGGAACCACCAATCTCGATTTTAACATTAGAGATTAAAGCATGTCCTAAACGGTTAACATACCCCCATTCTACACCACCAACAGCAGCAGCACGATTTGGTAATTTAACAACTACATACATATTAGTGATTAAATCGCCATTGCGGTTAATGTTGCAGGTGACAGTGCGGCCGAAATCGGCAGCACCATTCCAAGTCTGCTGAACCGGTTCAACAGAGAAGTTAGTATGACGACGGTAAACTACTTTAAAAAATGTAATTTGCGGATTGCCAGAAAGGTAAACATCTTGAGCGCCATAGGCGACGAGTTGCATTAAGCCACCACCCATTTATATACATAATTAGAAATTTATTTAATAAAAAATTTATATATTTTATTAAATATGTTTAAATATGTAATTAAAAATTTATTATATTTTTAATTGCTGTAAGCAGTGCCAGCCATGCCACTCATAACGCGGAGAACGTTGTAGTTCTGAACGTAGATGTTAAGAACCGAGTTTACTGGGAGGTTTGGTAATGCATTAACATTAAGAGTGGCATTATCAATTCGTGAAAAGTTGCATGATCCAGTAGGCTGGTGATCCTCAGCCTTGAGAGCAAAGGAATAAACGTTGATGCCATCAGCTGGAGTATTAGTGAAATGCTGAGCTGGCTGGACATAGTTAAAGTAGCTACCATCACGCTCCTGGAATCGGTCATGTCCGTTTAACTGAAGCTTGGCACTTGTGCATGGATTTCCCGACCCATCAACATTCATGCCATAATTGTGATAGTTTACAACATTGTATCCCCAGGCATTTAATAATAATGTTCCTTGAGCTTTAAGCGCAGCAGGTAAAGAATCAATAAGATCATTTACGGTGATTGTCATGTCCTCTAATGTTAACTCATTTTTAGTAATAAATACATTGTCAAAGAAAGTTTGAGGTGTGCCAACAATACCATAAGCTGTATCCCCTCCAGTTGCACCAGTTGTGCCACCATTTGAGAAAAATCGAGCTTCAACTTTACCGCGGAGTGCTGTTAAATTTGCGGCGGCTGTTGGACCAGTTGCACCGGAGAAGAGAATACCCGCAGTAAAAGAAGAACTTCCTGCTGTAGGTCCGTCGTCTATAGAAATAGTAGTGCCATTGAAGTTGAATGCAGAACTGATGCATGCAATCACCTTGGCAAAACGTTCACGAGCAGCTTCCCAATCACCGGTTGGAGCATATGATATCCACTGATTGCGTGCATTGTGAACAGCGCTGTGTGGTGCCCAGATTAAATATTTGGATGGGTGATTAAAATTTAACCGTAATTTGTTATTTGAGTTAACAAATGTCTCCGAACCTGTGAACTGAACCTGTTCAATTAAATACTCGTGGGAAGCCTGGGCGAATCGCTTGCGCTCCTCCGAATCTAAATAAACGTAATCAATTAACAGATACGAATCAGCCATAGATACCTTCTGCGATGAAGCGGGTGCAGTAGTTCCAACATAGTTAATGCAATCATTAAAATCA